AGACGCTCGAAGAGGAGAAGAAGGGCGTCGCGGGTGACATCAAGGACATCTACACCGAGGCCAAGGCCCGTGGGTATGATGGCAAGATACTCCGCGAGATCGTCCGCATCCGCAAGATGGCCAAGGATGACAGGGATGAGCACTTCGCCGTGCTCAGCACCTACGCCAAGGCTATTGGCATGGACCTCCTGTAGGTCTATATAACGGGCGTGCCCACTCTGCTGACCCCCAATGGGGTGGGCACGCCTCTGTTCTGGTGAGCCGCGCGTGGGTGCGGGTCTCCTCGCGTTGCTGATACACGAAGCGCGCGGCTCTCCCGAACAGAGGAGTATCAGCACATGATCAAAGCAATCGAAACCCGCTACAAAGGCTATCGCTTCCGCAGTCGCCTTGAGGCACGCTGGGCGATCTTCTTTGATCATCTCGGCCTGCGCTGGCAGTTTGAGCCCGAGGGGTTTGACCTGACCGAGCGTGGCCTCGGCTATTATCTGCCGGACTTTTTCCTGCCTGATCTCAATTACTGGATCGAGGTGAAGCCCGATAATTTTGACGATGAGGTCGCCTACAAGAAACTGGCTTACGTTGCTCAAGCAACCAAATCGCAGGGGTTGGTCGTCGCTGGCGAGCCCTACATCAACGTAGAGTTGGGCTCTTTTGAACATTACGGCAACGCTGGCGACAGGTGGTGGACTGTAGCCGTAGACGACTACGAGTGCGCCGGCATGTCGGATGGTCCGTACCTGTTTTGCGTCTGCCCGCTGTGCGACAAGATCGGTATTCAGTTCGATGGGCGCGGCGAGCGCATTTGCAGCGACGAGGGCTGCGGCACCAAGCGCACGCGCGAGCACGCGTTTGCCTTGGGTTTCTGGCGCAGCCTGTATCACGGCGACAAGGCTTACAGCGGCGACCACCCCCTGATCGTGGCTGCTGCCGAAGCGGCGCGCAGCGCGCGGTTTGAGCACAGCGAGACTGGTGCGGCGTGACCACCCTCTACCTTGACTTAGAGACTTTCTGCGGAACCAAGATCACCTACGGCGCGTACCGCTATGCGGAGGACGCCGAGGTGCTGTTGGTGGCGTGGGCGTGGGACGACGAGCCCGTGAGCGTCTGGGATACGCAGGACATGCCGCACTGGCGTGATGCGCTGCAGATGATGATCGACACCGCCGAACGCATCGTGATCCACAACAGCAACTTCGACCGCACCGTGCTGCGCGAGCAGCGCGTCCACATCCCCGTGGAGAAGATCGCCGACACCATGGTGCTGGCCCTGCAGCACAGCCTGCCCGGCTCGCTGGGCCAGCTCTGCGACGTGCTGAACGTGCCGCAGGACAAAGCTAAAGACAAGGCGGGGAAGAAGCTGATACACCTGTTTACGAAGCCAAGGGCCAGCAACGTGAAGGTACGGAGAGCCACCCGTGACACACACCCCGCCGAGTGGGATGCCTTCGTCGAATACGCCCGGCTGGATGTGGACGCAATGCGAGACGTACTTGGACGACTGCCGCCTTGGAACAATTGTGATCATGAGCGGCACCTGTGGCGGTGTGACCAAGGAATTAACGACCGTGGCGTTGCCGTGGATACTGTTTTCGCCCGAGCTGCTCTTCGAGCTTTCGACCGAGCTGGACGATCTCTGGCCACTCGTGCCTCCGCTCTGACGGGCGGCAGCGTCACGTCCGCCACGCAGCGCCAGCGCCTGCTCGACCACCTCAAGGACGCTCACGGCTTCGAGACCGAGGACCTGACGCGCGCCACGCTCGGCAACCTGCTCGGCGGTGACCTCAATCCGCAGGTGCGCGAGCTGCTGGAGATACGGCAGCAGGCCGCCGCCACGAGCCCAGCCAAGTACAGCGTGCTGCTCAACGCCACGAACCGAGACGGCCGCCTGCGCGGCCTGATTCAGTTCTGCGGCGCGGCGCGCACTGGGCGCGATGCCGGCCGTCTGTTCCAGCCGCAGAACCTGCCGCGATCGCCGGATTGGTTCGATGACGACGTGCAGGCGACCACGGTCGCGGCCATGAAGGCCGACTGCGAGCACCTGATCTGGGACAACATCAGCGAGCGCTGCGCCTTCGCCGTGCGCGGTGCGCTGGTAGCCCCTGAGGGCAAGAAGCTCGTCATCGCCGATCTGTCGAACATTGAGGGCCGCGTGCTGGCGTGGCTGGCCGGCGAGGACTGGAAGGTCGCGGCCTTCAAGGCCTACGACCGGGGCGAGGGGCACGACCTGTACAAGGTCACCGCCGGCCGCATCCTCGGCAAGGACCCCGGCGACATCACCAAGGCCGAGCGCCAGCTTCAGGGCAAGGTGCCCGAGTTGGCCGGAGGCTATCAGGGAGGCGTGGGCGCATACCGGGTGATGGGCGGGAAGGTGTTCGACGCCATGACCGATGAGGCCATCCAAGAGATCGTGACGGCGTGGCGCAAGGCGCACCCGCGCACGCGCAACCTGTGGTACGATATGGAGGCGGCCGCGCGGTCAGCCATCAACAATCTGGGCGAGAGCTTTGGCGTGCGCGACCTGATCACGTGCGACGTGAAGCCGGACGGGCAGGGCATCGCGTGGCTGCGGATGAAGCTGCCGAGCGGCCGCTACCTGTGCTACCCGCGCCCGGAGGTGTCGGACAGCGGCAGCCTGTCCTACGAGGGCATCAACCAGTACACCCGCAAGTGGGAGCGCCTCGACACCTACGGCGGCAAGCTGGTCGAGAATGCCGTGCAGGCCATTGCCCGCGACGTGTTCATGTCCGGCATGCTGCGCGCCGAGGAGGCTGGCTACAGTGTCTGCATTCGCGTACACGACGAGCTGGTCTGCGAGACGCCGGACGAGCCGGCGTACAGCAGCGAGGGGCTGGCCGCGCTCATGTCCACCAATCCGAGTTGGTCGGTCGGCCTGCCGCTTGCCGCCGCCGGCTTCGAGGCCCTCCGCTATAGAAAAGACTGACATGAACACCGCCAGCGCATCCCTACCCCACCACCAGTATGTCTGGGTCGATCAATCGTTCATCCGCGAGGGCGGCACCGGGTACGAAGAGGCGGTTTGGTTCGGCCTGCACAGTCACCCCACTAGGGCGTGGGGCTGTACTGTGATGCTTGAGTGCGGTGCCGTGTATAGAAATCTGCCCCCACACGCCCTCGCGTTCAGCGCCGAGCCTGACGACTGGACGCTGCCACAGGCTCAGATGTGGAATTGCTACGGCCGGGACTTCTCGCTCTTGAGCTACACGTTCCTGACCGGGCTGCAGGCGCGCAGCACGGCCGGCATATTGTGTGACTACCTCTTCACGGCGGTGCCCATCGGCGACGGCTACAGCGAACACCCGAGCCAGAGCAAAGAGTTCATGTTCATGCGGACAAAAGGTGAACGCTTGTTGATCCTGCCGACCAACAAGCTGCGCTTCATCGACAAGAGCTTCACCGTCGAGGGCGAGCGGCCGAGGCTGAAGCTGTCCGACACGGTGTGGAGCTGCGAGGAGCAGTGACGCCCGCCGGCAAGCTGCAGGAGCACCTGAAGCGCGTCGTCCAGAAGAGTGGCGGCCAGTACCGCAAGACGCGCTGGGAAGGCCGCCGGGGCTGCCCTGACTGCTTCATCTGGTGGGAGTGGCCGCGCGCCGCCTTCGTCGAGATCAAGGCCGACGACGACCGTCTCAGCGGCCACCAGCAGCGCGAGATCGAGCGCATGCGCGGCGACGGCGTGCCGGTCTTCATCGCCCGGTCGATTGAGGACATCGACGAGATCGTGAAAAAAGTCAGGGAGGGGGGTTGCAATGCCTGATTGCATGTGCCATATGCTGTGTATCAGCAACGCAAACAGGAGTTACCCAAATGGCACTTTCTTTTCGAGTTCGCGACGATCTGGTCGATCTGGGTCGTGATGAAGACGGTTCGGTTATCGTGGGTCGTTCGTTTTACATAGTGGCCGAGGATGAAGCCGGTCATCGTTGGGCGCATGCGCATTCGTTTCTGGATCACGCCAAGCGTTACGACGAAGAAGAAGGCGCGTATTGGGCCCGTCGTTGGAACAACGAAGCTCAAGACGCAGTCGTTGCTCTTCTGGCTCGTATCGAAGCTCACGTTGCTGCCGGCGGCGCTCTTAACGAAGCTCATTGGGACGAGATCGATCCGGCTTACGGTTCGGCGGCTTATCAGGAGCTGGACGCCGTCGGTTATTGGGCCGCTCGTGAGCGTCACGAGGCTCGTCAGGCCGGTGAAGCGGTTCCTTTCGATCAGGTCTACGATTATCATTTCGCTTGAGAGGAAGGCACGTGACCCTGCGCGTGGCGACGCTGCCGGAAGCCAAGGCTTGGTTCGCCCAGTACCACTACACGGGTACTGCGGCGGGCCACCGCTTCTACGCGTGGATCGGAGACGACGCGGTTGAAGGCCTTGTCGGCTTCGGGCGCGGCGGCAACCGTTTCGGCGTGGCTGACAAGTTCGGCCTCAACGCGTGGACCGGCGGCCTTGAGATCACGCGCGTGGCTTGCCACCCTGACGCCCCGAGGAACACCGCCTCGAAGATGGTCGCCGCCGCCCTGCGCCAGCTTGCGGCAGACGGGGAGCAGTGGGTCTTCACTTATGCGGACACCGCCCACGGTCACCACGGCGGCATCTATCAGGCGCTCAACGCCGTGTACGTCGGCACCGACGCCAAGCAGTGGGTCAACTTCGAGCTGGACGGCCTCCGCGTCGCCAAGCGCGCCGTCAGCGGCCGCTTCGGCCACACGCGCTGGCCCGAGGTTCGCGACCTCGCGGCCGAGGCCGGGCACGTCCTGTGCAAGGTGGCGTGGTGCCCGAAGCATACCTACGTGCTGCCGATCACGGGCGACCGCAAAGCGCTCCGCGCGATACGGGCCGCGCTGCAGCCGCTCGCGCTGCCGTACCCGAAGCCGGGGCAGCCCGTGGTGCCGACGCCCTACCGCAACCATCGACCGAAAGCGGACAGCCAGTGACCTTCAAGCCGCACGACTACCAGAAGGAGGCCCTCGCGCACCTGTACAAGGAGCGCAGGGCCGCCCTGTGGATGCCCATGGGCGGCGGCAAGACCGTCACCACCCTGACGGCGCTGGAGGCGCTCTCCGTGGTCGAGGACGTGTACCCAGTGCTGGTGCTGGCACCGCTGCGCGTCGCGCGCTCGACGTGGCCGGACGAGGTCAAGAAGTGGCCGCACCTGTCGCACTTGCGCGTCAGCGTCATCACCGGCACGCCTAAGCAGCGTCAGGCGGCGCTGGACACGCCGGCCGACATCTACACGACCAACTACGACAACCTCGTGTGGCTGCGCGAGACGCTCGGCGAGGCGTGGCCGTTCATCACCGTGGTCTCCGACGAGTTCACCCGGCTGAAGTCCTTCAGGCTGCGTCAGGGCGGCTCACGGGCACGCGCGCTGGGTCAGGTGGCCCACACGCACGTCACGCGCTTCATCGGCCTGACAGGCACCCCTGCGCCCAATGGCGTGAAGGACCTGTGGGGTCAGGTCTGGTTCCTCGACAAGGGCAAGCGTCTGGGCCAGACCTTCTCCGCCTTCAGCGAGCGCTGGTTCCGCAAGGGCTACGACGGCTACAGCCTCGTGCCCTACGACCACACGCAGGAGGAGGTGCAGGAGCGGCTCAAGGACATCTGCCTGACCGTGCGC